GCTCTGGGCGTTGATGAAGCTTACAAGGTCCTCGACGTACTTCGGGTAGCCCGGGTCCATCGAATCAGTGAACAGGGTGATGCCCCAAGACGACCCAGGAGACAGGGCGAAAGAGTTACTACCTCCGGTCAAGGTGATCTGCTTGCCGTCGGCTCCGATGGTGCTGTCGTAAAACGCAAGAACCCCGCTGCCGTAAGTAATCGAAACAGTAGCAGGAATAGAGAACGCAACGTACTCTGCATCCGCCACCGCGTTGACCTCGTCGGTCGTCAGCGCGTCAGCAGGAAAGGAGCCACCGCCGCCAGCCACGACCCATGCGCCGTTGTTGCGTCCGTAGGTCGAGCCGTCCGAGGGGGCGTCGTTGACCGTGGCGATCGTGCCTAGTCCGAGGTTTGTCCGGGCGGTGCCGGTGTCTGCCAAGCCGCTAAGGTTATCCGCCTTGAGCAGGAAGCCAGCCGTGCCAGGATAGGCCACCGTCTGGGTGCTGGAGTTCGGGAACGTCAAGCCGGATGGCGTGACCGACATCGTGCCGATGGCGTTCTGCACCAAGAGGCCGCCGTACTGCAGGCTGGAGTTCTCGGACGGGTTTGCCGTCAGCTGGACGCCGAAGGCATCGCCAGCGAAGAGGGACGAAGTCGTAGCCGTGGATGCTTCGATCGTGGCGTTGACGTCGAGGATGCCGCCCGAGAGTTCGAGCTTGGAGTTTAAAAGGTCAGCTAGGTCAGTCTGATTCCCAATTACCCCGGTGATGTCTCCCCAGACGATAGACTGCAAAGCAGGCGCACCACCCACGTTGACCGTCCAGACGGCGAAGGTTCCCGCACCCGAGTGGGTAAGTACATCCACGTCCATGACACCAGTGCTCGGGTTGTACGTCAGCACCCGGGCGTGCATATGGTTAGCCGCGTCGTAGGCGATGACGATGTCCTGCTGCGTGGTGTACGACAGACCAGTCCCAATCGTCAGGGTCTTGTTGGCGTTGTTGATGGTCAGGCTCGTCGTCGAGGTCGTCAGGTAGCGGTCGCCAGGGATAAGGGTCTGGAACGAGGCATCGAAGTTGGTTCCGCTCTGCTTGGTTAGTATCTGCCCGACAGTGCCGCCAGTAGGCAGGCCAGCCGCGATCGGGGCGTAGAGCGTGTCCGCGACAGCCGTGGTCGAGTAGTTCGACGCGGAAGCCGTGGCCATCGTGCCGAGGCCAGAGATGTCCGTGTTCGACAGCGTGATGGCCCCGGTGCGGCCAGCGACGGAAGTGACCGGGGCCGAGGTCAGGTAGCCCTGGGCCTTGACGAAGGCCGTGGTGGCGATGCTGGTATCGTTATCCGAGGTGGCAGGGGTCGGGGCTTGCGGGTCGCCAGTGAAGGTCGGGGAGGCCAGCGGGGCATAGGCCGCAAGGTTCAGCGTGACCCAGTCGGTTTCGTAGGAGACCCCGGATGTCTTCTGGAGGAACTGGCCCGAGGTGCCACCAGCGGGAACGCCAGGACCTGCGGGTCCGACAGGGCCAGCGGGCCCGGTCGCTCCGGGACTGCCAGCCGGTCCTTGCGGCCCGGGCACGCCGACCGAACCCGACAGGGTGCCGGGGACGGCGCCGACGATAGACCCCGAGATGGAGCCGAAGGTGCTTTCAGTGACGGTGATAGTTCCGAAGGCCATGGCTTATGCGGTGATGGTCTGCTCGACGATCACGCGGAAGAGTTCCGAGTGTGACGTGCCAGAGGGAAAGACGAACTTGATGTCCCAAGAGTACTGACCGATTTCCCAGTCGGCGGTCGAGCCCGGGTAGGTGCAGACGAAGGACAGGCCGTCTCCGGCCTTGGTCACCGTCAGCTCGTACTCTGTCCCGCAGCGGTCACGGAGGGTCGAGGACAAGGTCGTGGCCAGCAGGTTCGCGGGGCCAGTCGCACCCGGAGTCCAGGAGAAGGTGACGGCGAAAGTGTTGCCCTGCTGGAAATACGCCGTGTTCGACATAGGTATACCTATTGTGGGCGTTTTCGGGTTTAGACCTCGGTCAGATTGCCGATGGTCACGATGTACTCAAATCCGGGGGTATATGACTGACCGCCGCTAAAAGCCGCCGTGGTCATGGTAAAGGAGGCAGTGGTGGTAGTTACGGTCTGCCCAATCAGCTGGGCCTTCTGTTCCTCGGTGATGGTCTGAGTGCTGATTCCAGAGCTAGATGCCCATTCAGTGAAACTGCCAAGGATGCCGAATGGGTTAGGGTTGTCCCCGGTGAAGTACGGCGTGCGGACTAGGGCAGGTAATGCAGCCGTGCCAACGATAGTGAAGGGATTATAGTCCGTCCTTAGCATGGACTTGTCCGCGCCTAGAAACACTGGGCCTTCGTACTCTACGTTGAAGGTATCGGTGACTACCCCTCCGCTGCTGATCCTGCCGCCCTTGGCCAGCGGGATGCCTACCCCGGTCCCCTTGATACACAGGACAGGCGCACGGACGCGGGCCCAGGTGTTCAAGGAGGTGGCCATCAGATGCGGGAGTAGTAGTACTTGGCCGTATCGGTTCCGAGCTTGATGCGGTCGGCCCACAGGGAGCCGGTGACGAACTGCGAAACGGAGCCGTCCACGTTGATGTTGGCCACCTTGACGTAGCCGAACGCGTCGGTGTCCGCAGGCATGGTCGCCGCGATCTCCCACTTGAAGTCGGTGTTGTTGGCCGGGAAGTTCGGGGTGACGAAAGGCAACTTGATGTAGACGAAGTACGCCCCAGTCGTGACGGTGATGGGTGTGGAGACGCCGTTCGGGACGAGGTTGTTGACCGTGCCCGAGATGATGGAGTAGGTCGAGTTGGCGCCTGCGGTGGAGTCGAGCTGGACTTGGAAGGGGTGGAACATGGAAGCCTCAGGGATACATCCGGAGACTTCTCCGTAGTCGAGAACGCGCTTGGTGAAGTTCCGAGGCACCGTGTCGTCGATGATAGGCGTGGCCCATCCAGGGATGAACGCCAGAGCGTTGGCCGCGTAGGCATCCTCGTAGTTCACGACATTGGCCCACTTGACCGGGCTCGTGGCCGCGTTGGCGTAGTAGGGGTCCTGGGCTTCCGTGACGCCATCCTTGTTCATCAGCTGGGTGCTGTTCAGTTCGCAAGGGATGACGACGTCCTGAGCGCCTACGGCCATCGGGAAGACGGTGTACCAGTTGGTAAAGGACGTCATGCTTGAACTGGCCGAAAGCAGGGCCACGTCCGTATGCCTGAGGACGTTGGTGAACTCCACCTGAAACACGCCCGGGCCTGCCTGCTGCACGACCACGTTGCCGTTCAGCGCCGAGATGGCGTTGAGGCATTGCTGTAAATCGAAAGCAGACTGGGTGGAGGGATTGAACGGCGAGCTGGTGCCGCCTCCATAACTGAAGGTCACCGTGCCGGACTTATAGACACCGACGAAGATGATCTGCTGGATTTCGTTGGCGGTCGAAGTGCCAGCCCTGACCTGAACGACAGAAACCTCGCAGGGGGGAGCCGCGATAGAGTCGACCACGGCGAGGATGCGGACGTGATGGCCGAAGAAGCGGGGGTTGAAATAGGTCGTGTGGCAATGGCCCCAGTCATTAGGAAGCCCAGTTGCTGCCGCGTTGTATCCAGACATCTTCTGGACGTTCATCTGATTCTGGTACAGCGAAGGTCCTGAATCTACGAAGACTTTATTGAACTGGTCTGAGCCCTCCTTGACGACGGACACCCATGGGAGGTTGTTGTCCAGCAGGCCAGCGGAGAACTCGCCGTTGCCAGCGTCCCACTTCGACAGGGTAACATACCAGCGGCCTGTGCCGGTCAGCGCATAACCTCCACCGTTAAGCATCCATGGAGAGTTAGGATCCGTGCCGTTTACTGGCGTAACGCCAGCAGACAGGACAGAGGCGAACTTCATATAAGCCTGACGATGGTCGACGAAAGGAGAGCGCTTAATCAGCGGCATCAGGGAGTGCGTATAGGTCACCGAGCCCCATGCAATCTGCAGGACGCTCGCGGCAGACAAAGAGGTGACCCCGCATTCAAACTGCAACGGCCTAGGCTTTACCGCGAAAGGGTCGATGAAAGACGGAAACTCCGGGTCGGGTTCAGGCGGGACAGGAACGTCAGGCGGAAGGGGAGGGTCAGGGAACTTCGGCAGGCTGATGGCGTAGACGAGTCCGTCGGCGCTCGGAGGCGTCCACGGCTTGTTGACGTCCAGGGTGAATCCGCTCGACGATGCGGAGAATAGGTATCCGTCGCCCGGCTGGATTGTTTTCATGGATTAGATCAGGCGGTTGTCACGGTATACCTGGTCATGCCATCCGACCACACTATAACGAACCTCGTAGTTCACCTTGAAGAGCAGGCCGTAGTCCTCGACGTTGACCTGCGAAAGGAGCAGCTGATTGAAGGAACCGTTTTCAGCGCTCGAAATCCAAGAGGTGCCCGCGTATGCCGGGATGATGTTCGGCAGAACGCTCGACCAGTCGTTATCGCGGGAGGTCGTTCCGAGGTAAGAGACCATGTTCGTGACCTCGCTGGACTCAGTCGTGAAGAAGTGGCCGGAGAAGGATGACTGCGGCGCAAGGTAGTTCGTCTTTCCGTAGAGGTGCTTGAAGTCCGGATCTACGAATCCGATAAAACGACCACCGTCCTCGGACTCAAAGCAGGCTCCGTTCAGGCCGACATAGGACTGCTTCTTGCCGACCTTGCCGAACTGAGGAGTCCCGTCAGAGTTGGTTCCAAGGTTAACAACTACCCAGTCAGCCACGTCCTTAATCTCGACCATAGGACCAAGGGGTGACGGGGAGAAGCTGCGGCCGGCAATCACGCCAGCATAGCCGTCTCCGCCAGCGTCGAAGAAGTTCGGGTTGGTCGTGATGTTCTCAGAGGTCAGGCCGTTTGAGGTGGAAACCTGCGGGTTGGTGAATACGCCACCGTTTACGGTAGGGTCGATGCCGATATAATCGACGGTGATCGTGGCGATGCCCAGGTTGTCGTAGGTCACGCCGAACTTGTGGGCGGCGAGGGCCGCGTTGATGGGGCAGGTCGAGCCTCGGTTTCCGACCGACAGGTCGTTATCCGAGTTAGCCTTCCAGACGACCGTAGCCGTAAGCAGGCCGTAGCCATCGTTGCTTAGTTTAGCACCGGGCTGTTGTACCGGGGCGGTCAGTGCGTTGCCGTAGTCTTGACGTGCCATAAGGTTGATTACATCTGGTCTCCGTATCCGTCAACATGAGGATTGGCGGTGGGGGCCGTGAGCCAGCCATCTGCCGGGGAAGGGCCGCCTGCCGCGATGCGCTCGAGCAAGGCGGTCTGCTTGCGGGCTTCTTCAATCTGGGCGGTCATGGCTTCCATGACCGGGTTGGCGCCGACGCCGACGACGTTGGAGAAGCCCTCGGGGCCCTTGAAAGAGGTTGGCTTGGAATCGAGTTCCTTCTGCTTGGCCAGCTGCATCTCGGCGGCCTCCTTCTGCTTGGCGGCGGCCACCTCGGCTTTGCCTTCAGGGGATTCGGCGACGCGGGCTTTAGAGCGGCGCTCAAGCACGTCCTGCATTTCGGTGTCCTTTGCGTATGAGTTCACGCCTGCGAACATGAGACCTACCTTCATGTTTCTGAAAAGATAGTCGGCGACTCCGGTAGATTCCTGCAGGTATTGTCCCATGGCCTTGTCGGCCTCACCGCCAAACCCCATGAACCCGCCCTCCTTGCCCTGCTCTTCGGCGAGGGCTTCGGCTGCCAGCTTGGCGTTCTTACGGTCCAGGGCGTCCTGCTTGCGCTGGGCGACTTCCCGCGCAGAGGTGACCGTGCCTGCCCGCAGGTACTTGTTCTCCCCCTTCTCGGCGTCGGCCAGAGCGTCTCGGACTTCAGCCCGGGACTTCTCGATGGCGGACGAGATCATGTTGATGGCCTGATTCAGGATGACCATCGGGGCCGCGAAGGACAGGAACAGGTCCTTGCCGAAGTTCTTAAACTTCGACTCGATGCCCTGCATATTCTTCTCCAGGGTGGAGACGGACTGCTTGACGCGGTCTGTGACCTTCTCGGCGTTGGTGTCGCCGTTGATGCTAAATTGGATTACGTTGCTCATTTTTGTTTGTCCATTTCCTCCATGAGTTTTTCTTCCTCGGTGGTCAGGACTTTCAGCTCGGCGCCTTTGATGACGGCAAAGGCCGAGTTCATCCAGATGGCTTGGGACTCAGGCATGGTCCATGCCCGGGTCTCGGGGATTCCGTTGGCCACCAGATTGGCTACCACTGAAAGCACCCAGGGGATGCCGGTCGCGTCACCGTTTCGGCTGCGCTTCTCCCAGAACTTGGGCCAAGACTCGACCAGCACGATCTGCGAGAACTTGTCAATCTGCTCGGCGAAGTAGTCCGGGTTGTTGGCCATCTTGCCGACGTGCCAGGAGTCGAGGAACGATGCCTTGCCGACAGGCTCTCCGGCGCAGATCTTCACGGCCACCAGCAGGTCGATGGGGCGGATGCCTGCATCGGAGCGGAGCAGGGGGCTTTCAGCCGCTTCCAATTGGACGCGGTGAATCAGGGAGAAAGGCGCAACCCTACGCCCAAGAATCTTTACTTGGTCAGAAGGGTCTGTGAAAGCCGATAGAAATCGGCGGTCCACTTAGACCACCCCCTCGTACCCGACAGCGGTGACAGAGATGGCAGAATAGCCGCGGTTCGAGCCCTTGTCTGAAATCTTGGTCACCCAGCCGTCGAAAGAGGTCGAAGCAGAACCGCCAGAGTAAGACGAAGCGGTGTTGATGGTAACCGTGAAGCTGGCACCGAGGACCGGCATGGCGGTCGTCTTGGCAATCATCTCGACGGTGATCTGCGTCTTGCGGTCATCGCCGCGCCAAGCGACAGTGAGACCTTCTTCGTTGACGATGGTGGCCTCGGCGGTGAACTCGCCGTCGTTGGTGTAGGATTGCACCACGCCGTTGGTCACGAGGGTGTCCCCGCAGCCATAGATTGCCGAAATTCCCTGGACGATTGCTGCCATACCTATTGTGGGATAGTTCGGGTTACTGAGGGTTCACTACGATCAGCAGGTCGTAGGAGAAGACCGAGGCCCAGGAGCGTTCGTTTACCCCCTCGTCCTCGGCGGTGGGGGTGATGTCGTAGCAGAGGGCATCCCCGCTGGCGACGAAGCCAGCTTTGATTAGGTCCAAGTCCTGCATGGCTCCGGCGATGGCGGCGCAGCGCTCGCGGTGCTGGCTCAGGGTGGTGTCGTCGGCAGAGTCGAAGACCGTCACCCGGACGCCGCACATATAGTTGCCGAGGCCGTCAGGGAAGTCGTTCGGCAGGCGGGCAGAGTCGCAGAGGACCACGGCCTTGGGGAGGACGGCGGTCTCAGCTGAGTCCCCGGTGTAGAAGGTGACGCCATTCAGTTCTGGCTGGCTGTCGAGGTAGGAAGCCAGGACGGCTTCCACGATGTGTCGTGCGGATTTGTAGCCCATAGGTGTAAAGTTATTTTTTGCCTTTGTTTGCTTCGTCGATGTCCACCCCGAATCGTTGCAACACAGCAGAACGCATCTGCCTGACGCGGTTGCCGTAGACGATGTTCTCGGTGTTGGCACCCCTAGCCACGTTGTTGATGTTACCGATCAGGTTCTGGATGGTCATCGATACGCGGCTTTTCGTGATGGATTGGCTGAAGATACCCTGGGAGGAACGGATGTTCGCGTCAACCCATGGCGCGTTGTAGGCGCCGTAGTTCTTCTCGACACCCTTCTTGTTCACAGGCTTTGGTACCTGCCGAAGCAAAGCGGCCCATCCGGCCTTGACGCGGCCGACCTTAAACTGCCGGTCTTGGATGTAGGCGTTCAGGGCAGTGGTCGTGTCGACCAGGTACTGCGGGCCTTTGTACTTTGCACTCTTCGGCCAGCGTCCGCCCACGGCTCCCTTGGCTTGGTCATGGATTGGACCAAGGTCGCGGGTATAGTTCTTTGAGGCCCGGAGGTTTTCACGGACCGCTGCCTTGTTGAGGTAGTTCCTAGCCTTGGCCTGGGCTCGCAGGTAGTCGACGTCCTCCATGATCTTGCGCATGACCGGAGACAGGGCCTTGATTCTGGACTCAGTTACGTCCTGGTGCAGCTCGTAGAACGACTGCTGGTCTCGAGTCCTGACGGCGTTGATAATCTTTCGCAGGAACACAGGCCGACCACGTACCGGGTCGTCTTGGGCGATGAAGATGCGGCGGACGTCGTTGCCTAGTTTGTTGGCACCGGCACGGCGAGCGGCATCGGTCAAGCCACGGCCCCCGCCCTTGGGCATCGGGGGAGTGAAGGTCAGGGCGTCGCGGCACATCAGCCTGATCTGCTCGCGGCCTGCCATCTCAAGGGTCGAGCCTACGGCGGCGGCGAACTTATCCAAGACCATCGTGAAGTCCGCAAGGGACCTCGGGTCGATGGGGGTATTGTCGCGCTTCTTAGCCATTACTGGTTGTCGTCGATGCAGTCTAGCTCGATGACGGCGCTGGCCTGCTTGTAAGCCTGACCCTTGATGCGGAGGACCTGCCCATTGACCGTCAGTTTCTTACCTTCGGCTAGGGAGGCCATAGGGACGCCCGAGACGATGGTGGCGACCTGACCCCCAACCCGGCCATCAGAAGCCGTCCAAGGGGCCGTAGCGGCGGCGAAACGCACCGTCCACATCTTTTGGTCGACGAAACCCCCCGCGTCGAACTTGGGGGTGTTCATGGGGCGGGACAGGGTAACCAGGAACAGGTTGCCCCCAACGGTGGCCGGGACGCCTACGTCCGCCAGGATTACCTTCATGTCTGCGAGAAAGGTCGAATAGATGCTCATGGGTTGGAAAGGGGGATACAAAAAAGCCCCCATCGCTGGGGGCTGTTCTAGGACTCAGCCCAGATTAGGGGTTGTAGACCGAGGCGATGGTGCCCGCCGTGATCGCCTTGTTGGCGCCGAACATCAGTTCCATGGAACCGATGACGTTACGGGTGCTCTTGTCGACCCAGACGTTGTAGTAGACGTTGAGGCCGAGACCTTCGACCGGGACGACTTCGCGGACGAGGAAGTCCGAGCCGACGGCTTCGAGGTCAGGGGCGGCGGCAGCCATAGCGATGGCTTCCGAAGAGCAGGCGAAGCCAGCGAGCTTGGCTTCAGACGGGAAGGACGAAGCGTAGAACACGCCACCGTCGAAACCGTAGGCACCAGCGGAGAGCGGGAGACCAGTCGTGGCGGTCGGGATGAGCTGGCTGTAGATGCCAGAGTTCACGATGAGGGTCTTGCGACCGGCCTTGCTGACACCGGCCCAGAGAGCCTTCAGCTGAGCGGAGCCCGGGACGACAGCGGAGTCGGCAGCGGTGACCGTAGCGGCGCCGAAGTTGGCGACGGTGATAGGAGCGGTAGCGGCGGCCCAGATGGAGTCGGCCAGCTTGTCCATGTTGATCTTCAGGATCTTCTCGAGGCGGATGCCGTTCTGGACATCAGCGTAGGAGAGGCCGAAGGGCTGATACAGGTGGTTTAAGGACACGGCGGTCGCACCAAGAGTGCTGTCACCGATGACATTAAACGCGGACGGGTTGGTCAGCGTGGTGGAGCCAGCGGTCGAGAGGGCGACCTGGACGACGTCCTTCGGGCGCTTCACGTCGCCGGAGAAGTCCGAGGCGAAGTTGGAGAGACCGGCGAGGCGGTTGGCGAGGGAGGTGAGGCTGAGCTCGGCGACGGTATCGACGATCAGAGCGCTGTTGATGGTGTTAGGCATGGTAGCTTAGGAGGGTGGGTTGAAAGATTATTTGGAGGCGAAGAGGACGGCCTTGTGCTTCTTGAGGAAGGCACGGCGCTCAGGGCCAGCAGGCATCGAGGCGTACTGGTCGGCGAGCGAGACGGCGGCGGCGGCGGCGGTGTCCTGAGCCTTGACAGGCTCGACGCCAGAAGAGGCGAGGATGTTCGCGGCTTCCTTGGCGCCGGACTGCACAGAGGCTTCCAGGGCGGAGACCTTGGCGTTGGCTTCTTCGAGCTTGGCGGAGAGGTCAGCCAGGGCAGCGTCCTTCTCGGCGAGGGAAACCTTGGCGGCGTCCAGTTCGACGGAGACGTTGACGGCAGCGGATTCGACGCTCTTGCGGAGGTCGTCGCGTTCGGCGGTCATGGAGATGATCGCGGCCTCGGCGGCCTTGAAGCGTTCTTCGATGGTGAGAGCCATATACTATTGCGGGGTAGTTCGGGTTAGGTGGTCCGCTCGAACTCGTCGAGGGCG